GAAAGCAAATAAAAGCCCTTAGATAGCAATTAAATTAAATGGGAAATCCAAAGATACCAGACGAGATTAAAGAATTAAAAGGAACGGATCGTAAGCATAGGAAACTTGAAAACAAGATGCAAGCCGTATATATTTTGAGTGATATTGATGCACCTGAAAATCTAACTGGTGCAGAAGTAAAAATATGGCATGGCCTGATTCCAAGATTGAAAGAGGTTGGTATTTTTACAATGACCGACATTGATTCAGTAATAATGTATTGCGTTGAATATGCAAGATATATAGATTGTCATGTTAAGCTAAAAAAGCAAGGTTTGCTAATTGAAAAAAATGGAAACAAGGTTGCTAACCCATTGCTAAAAATATCAAATGAGGCTATTAAAAATGTAATGAAATTAAGTATTGAGTTTGGAATGACACCAGCAGCACGAACAAGAGTTGCAGCGGCACCAAAAGAAAAGAAGTCTGTTGATGGGATGTTAAATGAGGGATTTGGAGAATGAATAAAAACATAGCTAAAGAATTAAAAGTATTTACTAATGTTGTTTGTGCGAGATATTCAAACAAAAACAGAGATAACAATTTTAACAATGAAACTTTTAAGGTTCAAGAAATAATACCAACAAGTGATCATACGGCAACAATTATTTTTGAAAAGAATACTGGCAAGAGGGCAGCGTTTTTTTTCTTTTATATTAGGGCGAAAAAAAGATGGGATTATTTTGTGCCAACTGATTCCCATATAAATGGGATGTCTGCATTTGCATCGCAAAAAATAGAGGTAGAAAGGCACAACTATAAACACAACTTTTAACTTGAGTAAACTAACCGAAATACTAAACCAATATTGTGATGATGTCCTTAGCGACAAAATACCATCTTGCATTTATGTGAAGCAAGCAGTCCAAAGACATTTAGATGACTTGCAAAGGGATGATATTACATTTAGTGAGGAGGCAGCGTTAAAGCCACTAAACTTTATCTCAAACCTAAGTTTTACAGAGGGCGAATGGTCTGGCCAAAAGTTTAAACTTGAATCCTGGCAAATATTTATCATTGCAAATATGTTTGGATGGTTGAGGCCAAATGGAAGAAGAAGGTTTAAGTACGTTGATATTGCAGTTCCTCGCAAAAATGCGAAATCTACTTTGGCTGGGGCAATTGGCAATTTTATGCTTTTTGCCGATGGGGAATCTGCACCACAAGTTTACTCAGCTGCTACAAAGTTGGATCAGGCGAAGTATGTATTTAATGCAGCAGCAGCACAAGTGAGAAGTCACGAAATACTAAACAAAGAAAGCAATGTTTTTTCCTCAGTCAATAATAACAGAATCGTTTATGCAGATGGCTTTTTTAGGCCATTAGAATGGAGGCCAGAAAGCCAAGATGGTATGAACCCGAGCTTTGCCGTCATAGATGAATATCATGCTCATAAAAATGATGATTTAGTTGATGTTTTGGAAACTGGAATGGGTGCAAGAATGCAACCGATACTTTTTAAAATAAGCACAGAGGGCTTTGGAGGTTTGGCCAGCCCATTTAGCAAAAGGCGCAAATATTTGGAAGATGTATTAAGTGGTAATGTTAAAGACGATTCAGTTTTTACGATGATATACACTATTGATGAAGGGGATGATTGGACAGAAGAAAGAAGCTGGATAAAAGCAAACCCAAATTGGAAAGTTTCAGTCTATCCAAGTAGTTTGAGTGATAAGATTGACTTGGCAAAAAACAATGCACAAAAAGCCGTTCAGTTTAAAACAAAGCATTTAAACATTGCTTGCAATACTGAGGCAGTCTGGATAAGTGACCAAGAATATATGAAAGAGCAAGAAGCCTACAATGTTGACGATTTAGCTGGCTTGCCTTGTTATGGTGGTTTAGACTTGGCTTCTGTTCGTGATTTTACTGCACTGGTTCTTAAGTTTCCATTAGAAGATGGCACTTTTAAAAACATCTACAAATACTATTTGCCTGAGATTGCATTGGAAAATAGAAATGGCAGCGAACAAATGATGTATTCCCAATGGCAGCAAGATGGGTTTTTAACAATTACTGAGGGCAATGTAACAGATTACGCAATAATCAAAGCCGATATTTTAAAGTTTGCTGAGATTTATGATTTGCGTATTTTGGCTTATGATAGATACAACGCATCTGACTTGGCAAGTAGTTTGCTTGACGAATTAGGCGAGGGCATTTTGATACCAATGCACCAAAGTATTGGCCATTTGACTGCACCATGCAAGGCGTTGGAAGTGGACATATTAAACCATTTAAACCAGCACAACAATAATCCGATACAACGATGGATGTTTAGCAATACCATTCTTAAAATAGACCACAACGGAAACCAAAAACCAAACAAGGAAAAGTCTAAGAACAAAATTGATGGTGTCGTGGCAGAGGTAATGGCAAAGGGCGCACAATTGCATCATGAGGCAAATGATAAGCCAAATGAATGGTTTGCACCGATTGAATTTAACTAATGATTTACGCCAGCGTATTAATATTGAACGAAAGAGATTTAAGGCTAATGGCATCAAAGTCAGGGTTTGCCGAAGTATTCTACAAAGCAAGTAAGCACTACAAAACTTATGAGCAATGCTATGAGGCACTGGAAGAAATATATCAGATACAATACTTTGAACGCAAATATTCCAGTTATCAAAGTTTTCGCCAAACAATAAGGCGAAGCCTAAAGCAAAAAAATATATCTTAATATTTTAGCGTTTTTATTGACTTACAAAGGTTCTTAAAACCAAAAGGTAACAATGTTGCACTTATTTCATTTGCAAGTGTAATAATTTTGCATTATCAACTTAATACAGAAATACAAGCAAAGAATATTTCCTACTCAGCCAGAGAGCCAAGTAAGAAATGTAATTAATACGGATTTGCGTGATCCAGCCAAATGGCTTATGGATACTTTGGGAATTGATAGTGGAGAAGCAAGCGTAAACAATACTACGGCCTTACGAATTACCGCAGTCAATAAATGCCTTACAATCATTGGAGATGGCATCGCACAAATGTCATTGAAAAAATACGAAAAGATTGGCGATAAAAGGCAACAAATACCTGATTCCGTAATAAACGATCCAAACCCATTCCAAACTGGTTACGAGTTTAGAAAGTATATGGCAGTCATGGCAGCATATCAAGGTAATGCCTTAGCTTATATTTTTAGAGATGCCAACGGAAAGCCAAGCAAATTGCTCCCAATAACGGCAAGTTATGAGCAAAAGATTACCAATGGAGAACTTTATTACACCTTAAATGCTGATGATGTCCTTAATGGATTGCCCAGGGTAGTTCATTACTTAGATATACTTCATTTTAAGGGATTATGCGTTGACAATTACTTTGACGGCATTAACCCTATCAAAGCCCATGCAAAAGCGTTGCAATTAAACATGAGGGCTTACAATGCCTTAGATAATACGTTTAAAACTGGAGCAAAAAAATACTTTTTAAAAGGTGGCGAGGGATGGAATGCTGACCAAGCAAAAGCCGTTCAAGAAAGCATCGAAAAGGTACTTAACAACGAAAAAACAACAGTAACAGTTCCAAATGGCGTAGATGTTCAATCAATGAGTCTTACACCAGATGAAGCTGGTTATTTGGATAGTATTAATGCCACCGAACACGACATCGCATTGATGTTCAACGTTCCACCATCTTTAGTAGTTAGAGAGTCAAGTTCAAGCAAAGCAACAGTAGAGCAAGATGCAATAAACTTGCACAAACAAACACTATTGCCAAGAGCAACACAATACGAGCAAGAATACGATAGAAAGTTATTAACTGAAAAGGAAAAAGCTTACCAGTATTACAAGCACAATTTTAATTCATTGCTAAGGGCAAGCGCAAAGGAACGAATGGAAATCTTTACATCTGCAATCAATAACGGCATAATGAGTCCAAACGAAGCAAGGCATTTAGAAGATTTAGATGGCTATGAAGGTGGCGATAAAAGGTTTATAAACGCAGCTAATATCCCAGCAGACCAAATGGAAGAATGGATTGATGCTAAAATTAACAACTTAAACAACAAAAACAAAAACAACAATCCAACTGGGGAAAACAATGGAGAACAATAAAATAAAAGTACAACCATTTTATAAAAGAGCAGCAGTTTATGCAGCATCTATTGATGAAGAAAAACGTGAATGTGAAGTTTGCTTTGCAAGTGATGCAGATGTGCCAATGTATAAATTTGGCGAAGGGAGAATTTTAGAATCTTTGTCTTTGGAAGAAGGAGCAATGGATGAAACCAGACTTAACTCTGGCGCACCATTACTAAACTCTCACAATTCACAAGGTGGGCTTGATGCTATTTTAGGAAAAGTGGTTGAGGATTCTGTACGAATTGAAGATGGAAAAGCTTATTGCCGAATCAGATTCTCAAAGAGAGCAGCCGTTCAAGATTATTGGGAAGATATTAAAGACGGAATAATTACTAATATTTCTGTGGGTTATAACGTGATGCGTTCAATGTATAGTGGAACTGTTGACGATGTAAAAAGATATGTTGCAACTAACTGGCAGCCATTTGAAGTCAGTTTTGTAAGCGTACCAGCAGACCATAGAGCAACAGTTCGAGAAAATAGCGAAACTACTGAAATGATAGTGGAAGGCGAAGAAAAAGAAAAGGAAGTTGTGCAAGCTGAACAAATTAAAGATGATGCGCCACAACGTGATCAAGACATTTTAAAAATAAAATACATACTAAATAAATAATGAAACGTTTAAAAGAATTGCGTGAACTATGCGCAGACAAAAAAGCTGAGTTGAAAGCATTGCACACAACTCTGGAAACTGAAAACAGAGCAATGACTGAGCAAGAGATTGCTTTAGTTGAGGCCATTGAAACTGCACTTGCTGCATTCAAAAAGGAAATTGGTGCATTGGAAACAATGGATGAAGAGAACAAAGAAGAAGCAGTACGTTCTGCATCAATCGGTTCTGTAAGTACATCAAAAAATGAGTCTAAAGAAATTGAGAAAAATTTCTCAATGATTAGATTTATGAACCAAGCTATCTCAGGAAAACTTGAAGGATTTGAAAAAGAAATGCACCAAGAAGCAGAAAAAGAACTACGAGCAAGTGGTTTATCATCTGAGTCTGGTGGTTTTGGTATTCCTACCATCGTAATGCAAAACATGAACGCAAAGTTCAATCGTGCGCAAAGTGCTGGTACTGATTCAGAAGGTGGGTACACTATCCAAACGGACAAAGGCGATTTGATCGAACCTTTTGCACCAGCACCGATTGTAAGCCGAATGGGAGCAACTGTTCTTCCTAACTTGGTTGGAGATTTATCTTTACCTAAAGATACTAACCTTTTCTCAATGACTTGGGAAGGCGAAAACGATGATTCTGCTGAAACAAGCAAAACATTTGCCGAGGTATTATTAACGCCAAAAAGAATGGCTGGATATGCTGACTTGAGCCGTACTTTATTACGCCAAGCATCTTTTGACATACAAAATTATGTAAACAACCAATTTATCGTTGCAGTAAATAGCACTTTGGATGCAGCAGCTATCAACGGAAGTGGAACAGGTGGTCAGCCAACTGGTATCTTGAATACTACTGGTATTGGAGATGTAGTAGGTGGAACTAACGGAGCAGTACCAACTTGGGGAAATATTGTTGATCTTGAAAGCGAAGTAAACATTGACGATGCACTTGAAGGAAACTTAGGTTACTTAACTACTGCTGGAATCAAAGGAGCATTAAAGCAAACTTTGAAAGCAAGTGGTGTAGCTGGTTACATCTGGGATGGAGAAACAATGAATGGATATAACGCCATGACTTCTTCTAACGTGCCAAGCAACCTTACTAAAGGAACAAGCAACGATGCTAACGCAATTGTATTCGGTAACTTTGCTGACTTAGTTGTTGGACAATTTGGTGGTGTATTTATCTTGCCAGATCCATATACACAAGCTGGAAAATCAAGAGTTAGAATGCACACTGAACTTTTCTGTGATATCGCAGTAAAAAGAGCAAAGTCATTCGCAGCTATGAAAGACGCATTGACCGCATAATTAGTCTTATTCATATCCCATCGTGCCTCGCCAAATTGATTTTTGTGCGGGGTTTTTGGGTGAATGAAAGTTATATTTTTAAAAAGCCCGACTGGTATATACAACTTGGCCTATTCAATAGGACAAACGGCTGAATTGAATTTAGTGCTTGCGAAAGAATTGATTGCTGCTGGAGTGGCTGAGGAAGTACCAACTGAAAAGGTAGTTGCTAAAAAGCCAGTGAAAAAAGTAGTTGCAAAAAAGAAAAAGTAAATGAGGCAGGAGATAGATACACAGATACCAGCAACGGATTTGCTAAGTTTAGCAGAGGCTAAAGAGCATTTGCGTGTAACTGGCACAGATAGTGATACAGAAATTACCACAATAATTACTGCTGCTGCATCTATTTTATCAAATCATTTAGGGTATTACGTTCAAGCAACTGAATACAACCGATTTTGCAATGACTTGGAATTTTTAGCACAAGCAAATAATATTCCCCATTTATTTTATCATCACGAACAGCATCCAGGTGGAGATTATACCGAAATAACAGATTTTAACCACGACATTAATGGCTACCAAGTAAAGATTGATTACGATGGCACATACGACATTAATGAATACGGCTATAAATACAAAGTGACTATTGAAGCTGGTTATACGGCTGCATTATTTCCAAAAGATTTGCAAGTTTGTTTGAAGCTAATTGTTGCAGATTTATATGAGCAAAGAGGCGACCAATTGCCAGTCAAATTGCATTACATTCCACGTGGGGTTTCTGCAATCGCATTTAACTATTGTTTGAGGGCATTTACATAACATGAACGCTGGGAGATTAGATAGGTTAGTTAGCATTCAATATCCAACTGTCGCAACGGATAGTTTTGGAGCAAGTGGTGCAATAACTTGGACAACTTTGACAACTCAAATGTGGGCCAGAATGGAAACAAGCCTAAGTTCAGAAAGCGTGGCAGCCGATAAAGTAGAAAGCACTTACCCAGTAAAATGGACAATGCGTTATTCCACACAAATAAACGAATCTATGCGAATTGTTTATGAAGGGCAAAATTACGTGATTAAGGGAATAAGAGAAATCA